AATGAATTGCCATAGCTTAAAAATTGAGCAGCCGATAACACTGTATTAAATGTGTCGTTGTTTGGCTGACCAAAAGTCTGTACTAATTGTTTTTCTGAACCTACAGCCATTACGGTATCAGCTGGACCCCACTGGAACGAACCAGCTATCGCGCCAATAGAGGCTGAAGTTGCAGGAACAACATTAGTCAGATCTATTTCTTTTACCTGTACTCCAGGTGATACTAGAAATGCCATTTTTGTTTTCTCCTAATCAAGAATTAATAAGTTTTTTCATAATACGAATTTATTCAATATAGTTATTTATAAGTATCAGCCTTTCCAGACTTCCCACTGAGGCCCTTCAGATGATAATTCATCACCAAATATGCCTACTGGAATAAGATCATCTTCAATTTGTTTTACTCTTTCAGCATATAACATACCTTTCATATCAACATCAGTTGATTCTGCAAAGAATGGCGTTGTAGAGAAATATCCAAACATTACTAAATTCATTACTAAGTCATCATGATTACCATGAGCTGCTTCATAAGAAGAACCTTTAGCAACGAATGTAGATAATTCTTGTATTGTATGTAAATCGACTATTTCTATTTTCTTCTGCTCCACTATATCTTTAAGAGTAGAACAACCAATTCGTTTAATCTTTCTAGTCATTGTAACACCAATAGCATTAGCTTTAGTATAACTCTCTACAAATACATTTTCATATTCAAGATCATAATATAATCCATTACATACTACTGCCCCTTGATCATTACTTTCAATTACTACATAACACTCGTTATAATGCATTGCATACTTATATATCACATCAGGGAATAATAAAGGGCTCATCATATTATCCCTAAATACTGCCACTTGTTTAAATGGTTTAGATGTTACATCAATAATATTAAAGGTCGAATAGTCCATACCTCTACCTTTAGCGACATCAACCATCATTAGATAATTATGTCCTTCTTTAGGATCATCATATATACTAACATTATTTTGAACACCTATAGGATCTTTAGCTTTTAATGCAAGTAATGTTTCAGCATTAATAAGTGTATTACCAGTCCCGCGGAAATTATTTCCAAACTCTTGGTCAAATTGAAGTTCAGATGTATTAGAAATAGTCATACGTTTCCATTCTTCATCTCTTCCAGGAACATCCCACCAGTCTACTCTAAATGGTTTAAACTCATTAGTACCTTGAACTGCACCTTCATAAATCTTTTGGTATATATTACCTAATCCATTAGCTGTGGATGTAATAATAACCTTTGTCTTTTTACCAGCGGATACTACAGGATATGTTGATGTATAGAATTCAGTCGCATTTTCTACAAAGGCAAACTCATCTAAGTATAATAAGTTAATAGACATACCACGAATAGAAGATCCAGATGTCGCTGATGCAATTATTCTGGAGTTATTTGAAAATTCTATAGAACCTTTATTTAATGCTTTAGTCCCGGGTTGTAAGAAGAACGGTAGATTCTCTAACATAAGAGTAATTCTACTTAACATCTCTCTTGCTGTAGATCCTTTATTGGCAAGGATAGCTATTGTTTGTTCTGATATAAATAAAGCAAACCATAAGAGATATGCAACAGTTGATATGGATTTACCTGATTGCCTACACGCTAAAACAACGGTAAATCGATTATCGTTAAAATGATTAAACATCTTCTTTTGATAATCATATAATTTAAATGGCACTAAACCATCATCAAGAGATATAACCTTGCAATAGGTCTCTGCGAAGTATACAGGATCCTTCATACATCTTTGGTATTCCTTTATATCTTCTTTAGTCCATTCTTGAGAAACCCCGTCACGTTTAACGTTAGGGTTACCTAAATAGGATTCAGGTTTCTGTATCGACATCAATCACATTCTCATCCTGTAACATTCTTTGTAAATCAGTTGTTGAACCAATAAACACATTGTTATTAGTTAGCTGTTTAGGTTCATCAACATGTTTAATTTCTTTATTGGACTTATGTAACTTCATTAACTTATCGTTAATATCAGCTTTTTGTTTGATTAGTTGGCCCAAGACTTCGAAGGCACGAGGGTGTTCAGACTCTCTTGCAAGTTCCATCATTAAATCAATAGCCTCTTCACCTTGATCACTTAAATCATATAGAGACTTTCTTATATGTTCATAATCTTTTTCTAAATCACTCATAATATAATATATCCTTAATTAAAAAAGTCTATTGTCTCCGTATAAGGTAATGTTGTTCCATCTACTTTCTGTACTTCTATATTCTCTCTTGAATCTGTATCTTTATAATATACTTCAGTCTTCTCAATAACACCTCTATCTTGAATACCTTTATAATAACGTATTCTAGTTTCAAATGTTAAAGTATATACAATAGTTCTTCTACTTAAAAAATCACCTTCATACTCATCATTAAGACCAACTGCGGTTAATACAATAGGAACATCTGATGTAATATCCATTTCAGGAATATCTTTAATAGTCACCGTATAGTCTGGTTGAAACATTGGAAGAATCTGTTCAAGAATTTGTAATGCTTCATCTTGAGTCTTAGACATAATGTTAAGCTCAAATCCTACTTTATATACAGCAGGGCTTCCTAATGACGTTACATGTTTCTTATCAAGAGGATCTACCTTTACAAATTTCTTAGTCTTATTAATACGTGCGGCACCATCATAATTCATATCAGTAATTTCAAATGATAAACGTGGCAACTTAATAGCTACCTTACTATCATCTAAATCTTTAGCTCTGCTTAAGAATTTCTGACGTGGTCCATAAGCTAAAGGTACCTGAATCTTTTGAAGAACTTTACCTGATGAATCTGTTTTAACAACAGATATATCGTTAAAAATGCTTCCGAATACAGAAACCATTCTTCTTGTACTTGAATTGTAAAAATGATTTTCAAACATTACGGCATTCCAAATGGGTTAGTTTCTGTAAAGTCTATAATATCGTCTGCTTCATAATCGAATTGATCATTGTCTGCATAGGTATCTCTATTATAATTAGTATCGTCCCTTACGTACTTATATTCATACGTAGCACTTGATTCAGTACCTACAATTTGTTTAAGAGGATCGTCAGAAATATAGAACTTTCTAAAGTTACCATCAGTTGTAACATGAGAAACAACTGTTAAGTTACCACCTAAACCAGTATCTTCCCAAGCTGCAACTTCCCCTTCAATATTAATTGGAAGACCTGTATCTACATCATTTTCTCCGGTCCATTGAATAACTGTTTCACCAATTCTATAATCACCTGACCCATTAACTAATCCATAAGTATATGAAGTAGCATTAAGTGTTTCAATACGATCAATAGCATCTACACCAGTATCAAATTCTTCATCACCATATTCAAATAATTCAGCTTGTAATTTATATACAGGAATATTCTGTAATTGGTAAAACGGCAATTCATGTTCAACAAACTTAATTTCAAAGATTGAATTAGACATTGGAAGATATAGCAGATCACCTTCCATAGGTCGACCTGTATTAGTCCATTTATTAATTTGTTTTTCCCATCTACGTTTAGAAACAATAAACGTTGCTTGGTCTCTAATTTCTAAACCAAACTTAGATAGAAGATCCCCATCACCTTCGAATCCATCCATATTCTCAATGTACATTTCAACTACATAAGAATCTGTGAATTTAGAATACGACTCATTAAGAATCTCATCTTGTGTTATTTCTTGTCTAGGAATATAAACTATATCTTGCCCATGAATCTGAGTAGACTCAATAATTAAGTCTTCATACAAATCTTGTTCTGATTTTACATTACCTGAGAAGTATACTGAAGTAGCCATTATTTAACCCATTAAAAAGTCATCAGGCATTTGCCATGCTAACTGCATTTCTTCTTCTAACTCTTTTACTTCCTCGTTTCCCTGATTAAAGATTTCTAGACCATTCATAGTAACTCCACCAGGTAATTGCATACCTTCGAACTTACTCATATTTTGCCCCCACTGCCTCTTGATTAGAGCAGTAGCGTATTTCTTTAAGAACATATCATTCCAAACATCAGTATATGTATTTGGATCGATAATCTCATAACCTTCTACTACAATATAATCATCAACTTGAAGATCCCCAAATCCTTCATCAATATGAAGTCTATTCATATGACGATTGAATCTTAATAATTCAGTTGAGTTAATTCTATGATCTAATAATGCAAGATGCTGTGTTCTCTGCTCATATAACTGTAGATTACGAGTCATAGTATTAAAAGTATACAAATCTTGAAGTCTCATTTGATATTCAACATCAAAGAACTTCTCTACTGAACCCGAACCAAAATCCAATAGCTTAGTAACAGATGTAATAGAATCAGGAATAGCAATGTAACTGTTTGAGATGTCACTGGCAGTTAACTTATGTTTATAGTAGCTTCTTACAATAGCATCATCATGATACTCTTGATAAAACTGAAGAGCATCATCAATTCTATCTTCTACTTGATCTTCATCTACATTGATTTCAATTACAGGAGCACCAAGGGCTCTCATACAATGATCGATTAATTCTGTTCTATTCGTTGCTTTTGCCATAATTATTCCTATTATATAGACTTATTTATATGAATCTATTTATGGAGTTTTCTTTATTAAAGATGGCCAACAAAAGTTGTTTATTTCATTAATCATTTTAGGAGTAAACAATTTTTGTTGGTGTTTAGGCCTGTATATGTCGTCAAGGGTTTTATATTTATCAGACATCGCTACATTAGCTTTAATCCTAACAAGAGCTTCGTCAATCTTAACAAAGTCGATTGAGTAACTACCTATATTGGATAAACTATTTAAGGCTATATGAGATCCTCCAATCTGATTATACGCCATCATTCCTACACCAAATGTTTCTGGATCCATAGGAGACCAATCGTCCCAATCAAAAATTGCACTAACAAATACAGCTGATAGAAATGTGCTCGCTGTAGATACAACTCCCCTAACATTATTAGCATGATGTCCATACTCATGAACAACAGTTGCCATTATCCTCATTGGATCACCTTTCATTGCAATTGTTAAAAAGTCTCCTATTGGAGAATAGAACCCATATAACTCATTCGAACTAGTTACTTTCATAGATGTAGCTAAAACAATGTCTGGATTACCTACAGATAATGGCAAGTAAAATTCTGGATACTCAAGAATCATGGCTCCATCAGGAACAGCAATAGATACAGCATCAATCAATGCATTTAAATCTGCCTCTGCTTGACTTCTGCTGTTATATACAACTGCATCAGCACTCCACATTACATATTTATCGTAAGCGGAGTCTCCTTCAATCAAGAAGTGGGCGAAGAATCTATGAAGATGATCTTTTAACCTTTGTCTCTTGTCAACTACTAATGGAATGAAATTTTGAGTATTATTTCCTCTACATATAAAATTACTGTTGACATTTGAATATACACTAGGATTAACACCTATGCCAGCTAGGAGGTCTTTATTAGAACGTTGCTTGTATGTTCTATCTGCATGATGGCCCCTATAATATAGCAACTTAGCTGCATCAACAGAACCATTATATAACTCTACCCAATCACAATCCTTTCCTTGTGAGAGCATTGTACATAAGAGAATGCAACATATGATATCTGCCGGCCACTTATCAATGATATCATAGTGAGTCAAGTTTGGGTTGTTTATATCATCCCACATATCATGATACCATTGAGGTAACACTATAGACTTCGCAAAGAATGGATTCTCAATCCATGTTCTATTCTTTTCATTATTCCACTTAGTGACTTCATTGCCAAATGTAGTGATAGCACTTCTCAATACATCTTCACTAATTACCTGGAAATAACCATATGCTTGTGTTGAACTAGAATGTCCTTTCTGTTTTGGATTCCATGATTTATTTTCTGCATCTACGAGACAACCAA